TTTCGTTCACGTTTCGTTGAAACAGCTTCAGCAGCACCTTTATCTTTTTTAGATTTCTTCTCACCTTTTATTCCTCTATCTACTTTGTACAAGTCAATAGCCCGTGCTGCTGACCGTGCATCATTATCATTTTCGTATAATGCATCTTGCACCCACTTAGGCTGTTCATCAGCCCAATCATGAAAGTCATCGCTATCACGAATCTCATCAAAGTCAGGATGTAGCTTTAACAACTCAGCTTCAGCTTTTTCTTTTGTTGCTGACTGCTGCATCTCATCAATTGCTTTCATGCGGTCTTCAAGAATACTTGTTTGCTCCGCAGCTTTTTTCATTGCAATTGTTTCTACAATTTTTGCCACATCAGGATATTCTGCTGCCCACTCTTCAATGTCTTCATCTGACTTAGGCAATTTCATTTCTTTTTGTGCGGCAACAGAAAGTTGACGTTTTAAATCATCAATTTCTTTTTTTAATTCTTCAGCTTGTTTCTGCTGATGCCTACGTAAATCAGAGTAACGCTTCTTAAATGTTTTCTCTTCTGCGTTTGTAGGTTCAGCTTCTTGCTCTACAGGCTCTTCTGTTTCACCTGCATTTTCTTTTATAAGCTGTTCTAGTTCTGCTTCTTCACGTTGACGCTTTTCTTCGTTTGTGTACTTACGATTTGCAAATGCAACTTTCTTTTCTGGTTGCATTTCTTCTGCCATAATAGCTGCTTCAGCCATTTCTTTTCTCCTTATGGGGCTAACCGTAGCCAGTGTTGGGGGGTTAGGTAGCCATTGATATGTGGATTATTTTTTAGAAGCTAACCCACTTTGCTTCATCTGTTGAGCAAGACCACCTTTTGCAAAACCTCCAAAAGCACCAAAAGACTCACCAACACCACCACCAGTTCCAACGCCACCACCGTAGCCTACACTTCCACCAAAAGAAGGACGACCACCATAGTCTTCTGAGTCACTGTCTCCTCCACCAACTGAACGTGTGCTTCCCATTTGTTGCCGTTGCCGTTCTTCTGCCCTGCGTTTATTTTCTGCTGCCATTTCATTAATTAATTCTTGTGTAGTTTTTTTACTTCCGTCAGGATTTTCGGCACTAATTCCTAATTTAGCAGCAGCAGATGCAGCAGCGGCACGTTCTGCTTTTCTCTCTGCTCCTTTTTCTTGTGCTTGTTTTAGCTGTTCTTTCTTTGCTTTTTCAGGGTCAAATACTTTTCCTTCATCAAATGAATCTTTTAAACGATTGCCTTGAGAGTCAACACCTGTAGCTATAAGTTCCGCTAAACTTTGTCCTTTATATTCTATACCTGCTGCTTTTGCCATTTCTTTAGCTTGTCTATTATCTAAATCTTTACTGTAGTTTTCACCAAAGTTTTTTTCAATAGCACTTTGTACTTCAAATATACTTGCTAATACTTCATTTGTTTTTCCACTAAATCTGTCACCCATAATGCTTTCAAATAAAGCCTCAGATAATGTAATCTTAGAACCATCCTCTTTTGTTAAAGTTTTTTGGTCTTGATTTGCTAATCCTCTACCAAATTCAGCAATGCTGTCTTTTAAACCAGCAAAAACTCTATTAGCACCTTCTTTACCTGCAGTAGTTCTTTTTGATAAATCACCTGTCACACTGGATGCACTACCTACTGAATATCTAGTAGAACCTCTAACTTGACCGGGTTTAAATCCGCTTAGTTCACCTTCTTTTCTCTTAGTTGCTTCTGTAACAACAGTGCCACCAAGATTTACAGTCTGTTTACCTGCAAATGGGTCTGATGGTTCATCACCACTATCCTGCTGTTCAGGAGCAGCAGTTTTAGTTGTTTCTGTTTTAACATCTGTAGTTGTATCTACTGCCTCGCCTTTTACTTTGTAACCTTCTGGAATAGGATAGATAGGCTTACCATCTTTAAACGGTATTTGCATTTCCATGCCAGCGTCATTTACATAGGTACGCATTTCATCATAACCACCGGGAGATGGTTGCGCTGCACCTGTTAACTGTTCAAATGTAGGCGTTTGCTGTGAAATTGTTGGTGTAAACTGTTGTGTTGGAGGAGTATACTGTTGAGCCATCGGTTGACCTGTTGGCATAGGCACAGGAGTATATGGCGTAAACTGAGGTGTGTAGCTAGTAAACTGAGATGGCTGATAGCCAGCAATACCAGTAAATCCTTGTGGCTGTACAAAACCACCTACCTGATATTCTAACATACCATCGTCTTCCATGTCAAGGTCATTTATATCAAAAGGAACACCATCTGGTATAGTAGCTTCTTCTGAGTTACCCATCTGCCCCATAGCTTCCATACGAGCCAGACCAGCTTTAGCTTCATCTCTAAGGACCATTATTTTTTCTAAACCAATATAGCGAACTACATCTGCAGGTAAAACAAACTCACCTTCACTTAATTGGGCTGGAATGTCATCACGCACCTCTTCCTGTGTAGAGCCTACAGGTACATCATTACCTGACTCTGGGTCAACTGTGCCGCCCTCATCCATAAGTCCACCTTCATCAAACGCACCCTCTACAGGCTCAAACAGTTCCATTTGTTTACTTAGCATAGCCCCACCCTTTGCTAACTCTACATCAAATCCATCACCACCGTCTAGAGGATAAACAGGTATAGTATTGCTCTTGCCTCGCAAGTCAGCTTTATATCCAAAACCTTTAAGTTTCTTTTGGGCTTGTGCTGCAGACAGGTCTCCTTTAGCATAGCTGTCTAAAATACCTTCTGCTTTTTTATAATTACCCATTTACTTCATCCCGCAGATATTTAAGTTTACGTAAAGCTGTGATAGCACCTTGCTGACGGTGCATCATAATTGTATCGTCTGATTGTTCTAACACCTTTTGGTGTTGCTCAATAGCTAGGTCTATATAACTATTGAATGCTTCCCACTGGCGGTTGTTGCCCACCAGCGGCTTGAGGCGGCTGAGTACCTGCTGTTTGTTCATTTCCACTAAATCCTTGTTCACCCGGAACTGGTGCTTGACCAGTGCCTATATTTCCACCACCAGCACCTGTTGGGTCAAGTGGCGCACCTGTTGCTTGAGGCTGTTGTTGTTCTGCTGGTGCTTGGAACTGTTTCATTAGTTCTGCTTGCAGAGCAGCCTCACTCATATTGTTGGTTACTTTATCGGGGTCAAGGTCCATTGACTTTGCAATCTCGCTGATTACATATTGGAACTTAGCAAACGGTGCAAGTGCTGGGTTACTTGCAATTTGTAAGAACTGCATAAGTCTCTGACTACGAACCTCATTAGCCATTAGACTTTCTGTGCCACGTGCCTTTACTTCTAAGTCACCCTTAATTTCTGGGTCAAAATCAAACTGCATATTAAATCTGAAGAAACCTTCACCAAGGGGACGTAACATATAGTCATCTACGTTTTTAATAACAGTTTTAATACTACCACTTGCCGCATTCATTAACATGGATATTCCAGAAGCAGTACGTCCTACACCTGTTACCCCTGTTTGCCCGTGTGCAAATGATGGTAAACCTGTAGACTCATCTGATAACTGACGTGCTTTATCAAACAGCATCATATTTTCTGATGATACATTAGGAAACTTTGTGCCAAAGATAGCCTGACCCGGTGCGCCAGATTGTCTGCGGAATACCTTGCCCGGATATATAGACATATCCTGCCCCGGCACAAGATTTGTTTCATCTACCTCAATAAGCAGATTACCTGACAATACAGCATTGTCTACAGCCATACGCATAAACCCATTCATCAGTGTCTGCGTATCGTCCATGTTTTCTGCAATGCCCACACCAAAGAAAGAGTATGGGTTCATTTCATACGGTGCAGCTACGTAAGGAATTTTAGCTGGCTTAAATGGATTAAGCACCATACGAATGAGTTTGTTGTTACAAATCCATACATTTGCTTGTAACTCGTCAAACTCTTTTAGTTCATCTGGAATATCTACACCCTGCTCTTCAAGCATCTCTGTGTCAACCATACCCCAATATTCAAGAACCTCAAAACGGTCTATGCCATGCTCTGGTGCATAATCAGATAAGTCATCTTCCCAATACTTTTTAGTGTAGTTCTCACCCATTTGAATGCATTCGTCAATAACTTGACCACGGAAATATGGACGTTTTTTCAGCATACGCATTTGTGAACGAGACATCTTATGCCGTTCAATAACAAACTGTGCTTCATCCATGTTATTTGAGTCTGGGTCAGGATAAAAGTTCCACACAGATACATGGTCTACTTGTGGAACAGTTTTAAACATAGGGTCATAGTTACCCTCGTCATCCCAATTAGGATATTCTTTATCTTTAGCAAATGGGCCTTTCATAATACCTGTGCCAAACAATGCCATTTCAAAAGAACTGCTACGCAAGTTTTTATTAGCACCTGACTCTTCTAACTGGTCATGTATTTTCTTCTGCATTTTTTTAGCTGCAATCATTGCAGGACTAAACTCAATAGCAGTAGGTGTTTTGCCCGGACCTTCTTTCAGTTTATCCTGAACAGGGTCAAGTTTTTCTTCTAGCGGTCCAAGTTTTTCAGACAGCGTTTTAGCCGTTGCACCCGGTGGCAAATCATTTCCATCTCCTTTAAAACCATACGGACTTGTAAGCGAAGTAGTCGCTTGCATCTGTTCCGGTTCTTTTGGGTCAAAATGTACATCGGCAACTACTCCTTCAGGAAGTGTTGTAGGCTCAATAGATAGAGGAAACTTATTATTAGCAAATAAAACATCAACGATTTGACCATACGCAGCAAGCGTTTTAGTTTTAGTAACTTTAATAAAGACACGTGACTTCTCCGACTCTGTAAACTGTACATCAGGACCATACAAACCACGATAGTTACGATATGCTCTTAGCCAACGCTCCTCATCTTGATATCGGTAATCTTCAGCCCGACTGTATCTTTCAAGAATAAAAGGAATAATGTTAGATACATCAGCATCAAAAGTCACAGAGTCATCTGTATCTTCTAATGCAATAGCATCATCTTCAATCATAATTTCATCTTCAGCCATATTTTATTCCTTAGTATCCAAAAGTAGCATCTGCAACTTGCATACCGCCACTGGGTCTACCCATAGGGTCATAATCAAATATACTAAACCTTGGTCGTGACATTATACCATACCTTAACGCATCGTACAAGTGGTCTTCTGCTTTCGTGTCCACATCTTCTGGATTTTTCTTATCCAAAGGTATGGACGGTAGTTGAGATATGATGTTTGTGCAACTATCAAAGAAAACAAGTCTAGGCTCCTCTGTAAATTCGTCTACCTGTAAACGTCTGTGTATTTCGTTTTTACCTGCTACACGACTGCCACGGCTGCGGTCTGACGGTCTCCACCGACAACCTCTGCTTATCATCTGTTCCGCAAGAGACGGTCCAGTATCACCACGCTTATGCCAAAGACTGCTATCCAAGACACCATATTTAATATTTCCATCTTCAGCCTCTAGTTCCAGTATCATGTCAGCCAAGTCCGTTGCTAGGACTTTTGACACATACAATTCCCTGTACACAATGATTTGCTCAGACGGTGCGACAGCGCACCATACAACACCACTGTAAGAACCATACCCGTAATCACATGCTCTAAACTTAACCCAATTGCTAGGAATATTAAAAGGTTCAACAACATGAATATCACGGTCAAACTCTGTGAACGCAGCACCTTCTTTAATATCCCAATCACCTTGGAGGAGTTGTCTTCGCTGCTGCTCTGGGAGCGACAGGAGCATAGCTTCGTAGTCACCTGCTTCAGCGAGATACGGGTTGTCAGATAATCTAGCAGGAATGAACCTACGTTTAAATAGTGGCTTCCCAGCTTTGCTATGCCCTGCTGGATACCTGAGAGTTTCACCTGTTTCAATATCTGTCGCATCGTATGCCTTGTTATATGGTGCTGGGTCAATAAACATTTTCTTTACCCAGTGATGACCTCTTCCACCGGGGTTTGTTGTTGCCCTCATAAAGATGGGCAAGTCAGGGGCAGTGGACCGTAGACGACTTCGCATGTAGTTCCATGCATATGGGCTTCCCCATTGGGTCAGTTCGTCAAAGCCTATCCAGCTAAAAGCCAGACCCTGATAACGCAGGACATCTTCATCTCTGTCAAGGTATGACATCCACAACCTCGCACCAGATGGCGCAGTCCACTGCATCTTTCTTTCTGACCACTTTATTCCGGGCCAGATTTTTGGATAGAGTTCCTGTGATTTAAATATTAGTTCACGTAACTCTTCCGTAGTGTGTCGGAGCAGCAGACCACTAAACTGTGGATGCCCCATGTAGCGAAGCGGGTCTGCAAGCATGGCATATGATTTACCACCACCTGCTGAACCACCGTAAAGAACTTCACGCTCAGATGCTGCAAGAAAGTCTGTCTGTGGGCCGGGGTTAGGTTTAAATAGGACATTAGCGTGTTCTTCAACTGCTTCTGTTTCGTACTCAATATCCCGTATATCAACCTGCGGCTTTTGCTCCTGTTCTTGCTTCTTCAATCTCTTTCGCTTTGGAGATTGCCTTTTCCGCATACTCTGCCCACTTGCGGAGGCTTGCAGCTTGGTTCTTACGCTGTCGCTCATGTTGTAACCGCTTTCTTAATCCTACATGCGATATGTATCTACCGCTATTTGTACTAAGCCAGTTAGCTACCTCACGATAGCTGTATTGATTTGTATACGCTCTGGCCTTTTCAAGCAAATCCAACTCAGTTGGAATGGGGTCAAGAATGTCGGGGTCTTCTTCGTTTTGCTTGTAACCAAATGGTACAGTACGTGCAATGCGTGGTATCTGTACCCATTCGTTTTCTTCTTTAATGTCTGTTGGCTGTGGTAACTTCCAACGTCCTGCTGTTCTAGTCATTAGTTTTTCTTTGAACCCGGACCAGTTAATGCTGAACCTTGTCCTGCTGGTTTTGATTTAAAAGCGGCTAAAAAACTTCCTACAACTGGTATAGAACGTAGCGCATATTTTTTTGCTAGTTCTTTTGCTGGTGTCTTTGTTAAACCCTTTATTATTTCTTTTTGTTGTTGTAAGAGTGCCTTTCTTATTTTTACATCTTCAGCATTTAAATTTTTTGGTTTTATAGCGTTTAACTGGTCAATTTTCATTTGAGCAGTTTTAATTTTAGTATCTTTAGCTATTGATGCATGTCTAGTTTGTGCTTTGGTTTTAGGTTTTTTAGTGCGATTACTCATTAGTCATCGTCCTTTATTCTTACGATTATCTACCGTTGAAATAACCATACCGCCTTTGCGATAATCTTTTTCAATTTTTATTAAATTTGGTCCTTGAAAAATTTCATGCACTCCATCTTTATCTCCTGCAGAGCCAGCACCTTTGCTAGATAGCGTTGATTTAAGTTGTTTTGCTTTTTGACGAAGTTCATATGCTTGCTTTAACATATTTGTATATGTATTGTATATCTTAGTACCTTGACCTGCTTTTTTTGCAGCTTTTTCTCTAGTTCCTGCTGCTTTTGAAAAATCTTTAGCTTTATTTTCTAACCTTCTTATTTCTTTTCTTACTTCAGCATCATCAGCCATTAGTCATCATCCTCTACTTTAGCTTTAGCTGGCATAAGCATAACACCACCTGCTGCCTCTACCTGCACCTTCTCTGTTTTAATTAAACCTGTGCGGTCAAGCAATTCTTTAGCTGCTGACATTTTATCACGGATACCAAGTTCAGTTGGGTCATGTAAACCGCCCACCATAGCCATAGCAGCTTTAGGTGCGTTACGAGCCATGTACATCTGCGTTGCTTCTAGTATCTCTTCTTTGAGACCTTTTACAATTGCAGTTGTAGCAGTAGTTTCTGAATACCCTGCCAGTTTCTTAGCGGCAACTACGTCACCGCCAGCCTCTTCAAAGAGGACTTCCAGAAACTTCTGTTGTCTTTCGTTTAGTTCTCTAGCCATTAGTTTGTAATACTCTTATATAATGCTTTTGCTTTTTTAAATAATCCATCGGCATATCTAGAATCGCCAAATCTTTTATTGCCAGATGTACCACCATAAAATGTTTGACCTTTAGTGCCGGGATATTTTACTAAAAAACCCTTTTTCTTTTTTGTAATTTGCCTATCAGCCATTACTTTAACTCCTAATGCAAAACCTATATTTTCTGATATAGATGATATTATTTTAATTCTCCATGATGCATGGCATGTGCTAACTTATGGCTGCGTCCTTTTACCTGCACAGCCCATCTGCTGTCTAACATCTCACGTGATGCAGTGGGAAAGTCTCCTTCATGCACAGCAGCCCACATTTTTTTAAACTTACACAGTCGTGGCACACCCATATTAAATGCCATGTCTACAAGTACAAGCTGACGTACAGCGTCTAAATCTGCTATGCAAGGGTGCGCTTTAAGCAGTTCTTCCTCGACTATCTGCACGTCATTCTCTAATAGATATGCAGCGTCAGCTTCAGTAATACCATGCTCGTACACTGCTTCTATGTTTGGAAAGTCCAGAGCCTCAAGTTCTTCCTTGGTAATACCTCTGTCTTCAAGGTTTCTGCCCACACCTATTGTGTCAATACCAAGTGTATCCTGATAGACTTCAAGGCGCAAACCTTCACTCTGAACAAGCTGTTTAATTAAATGTGTGCGAATGTATTTCATCTACTTGCCTCTTGACTCTCTGCCTAGATAGATACCATACACACCTGTCATAACACCCATAATAACAGAAACAAATGCAGACTGCTGTGTTGTTGGGTCTTCAAGATTCATAAACCATTCTGCACAACGCCATGACATTGCAACAGAAGCAATCATTGTTAGCTTTGCTGTAACATTAAATTGCAGCCATCTTTTCCACCAATCAACCATTATTTACACAAGTCCTCATAACGAAGTGTGTGTTGCCTGTGCTGAGACAAATCACCCACGTGGTTGTACGTAAACATTTCTTTGAGTAGAGTTATTATGTGTTTCATTTTTTACCAAAGAATTTTGTAGCTGAACGAACTCCAAAAGAAGCGGCAACGATAACTCCCAAGGAATATTGATACCACTCAGGCATTTTGTTGAGTTGTTCAAATCCATTTTGTACCACATCTTCCATGCCGGGAATAAAAGCTAATATAAGTGGTATAGAAAATAAAATTGTTAGCCATTCGTCTTTCCAACTCGTAGACGAAGACTTAGCCATTTCAATGTCCCAATCAATTTCGCCAGTGGCTTTCTTTTCCATGATAGCTGCTTCAGCATTCGCTTTTGCGACTTTAGCTGTCGCTGCAGCTTTCGTTTGAGCAACTTTCCCATCCATCCAACTCCCTGCTAGATTAGCTATCGGACCTATCAGTGCTGTTAACATTATACGCCTCTTCTGAATTTGGCTGTTTTCTTTGATATCGCTTTAGGCTGTCTGACGAACTGCTGACCAGCACGAGTTCCTTTTCTTTTAGCAGCGGTTGTAGCTGCATACTCCTGCGGTGATAGGGCTTGGATAGCGGCCTTCGGTAAATACCGTTCACCAGTTTCACTGGACGGTTTCCCACTCTTTGTCCCCCACTTTTGTTTTGTCCACGCTTTTAAACTTTTCTGTGGTCCTTTAAGTGTCATTGTAAATTCCTTAAAAACATAGCCCAGCTAAATAGTGCAGCAAGAGCAACTAAACCAAGTACACATAGTAAAACAATAATAGCTATCTCAGTCCACTGTTTTATTTTTCGTCTACGTGCCTCTGCTGCAGCTAATCTATCTTTACGTGCTTGTGCCTGAAACTTTATCCAATCATGCCACAGTCCGGGTCTACCTGTGTATATCATAAGCTGCTTTAGTTCTTCTTCCTGCTGCTTCAGCTTTTCAAGATGCATAAACTCTTCTAAGTCTGCACCACCTGCACTACGTTTTTTCTTTTCACCTTTTCTGCGTAAATCTTCTGTGGCATTAACATACTTACCTACCTGTGAAGCAACGTCAGCAATTTGTCTTCCGTTCTGAATAGCTGTCTTGATAGCGGTAAACGCTGCGTTGGCTGCAACTAATTCTGCTATCATTTTCTACTCCACAATTTTTACGATGTAATTCTTTCCGTCTGGACCTTTGCTAATTTCAACTACTCGTGATTCACATGCATACCGCACATTGCCTGTATCTTTGTACAGGTTTCTTTCTATAGTGCGCTTTGCCTTTAAACACTTTGACAGCTTTTCATATGCCGTGTGTTCAGCTACATCTCCTGCAAGATAAAGTATTAGTGTGATAGCCTCGTTAATCATGTTTTCCGTTTCTCATTATTTCTAGTCGGGCTTCTATAGCACTAATACGTTTTTCATAAAACTCCAAAGTTAGTTTCTGTTGTTGGTCATGTGGCGCACGACCTTCATCTATCTGTGCTGCCAGTTCATCTAGCTGGTCAGCAAGGTGTTCAATCAACATGAACTGTTCACTGTCGGCAGGTAGACTGCCCATTTCCCCACGAGGCCACTTAATACGAAACTCAGTATTCTGTCCTAAGTCAGACTCCATCATTGTGATGTTTGTCTCTATCTGATTAAGACGCTCTA